AATTACTTTGTGCCGGGTCAATCTGTTGTTGTTACCGGGGCCGGAGCTTACAGCGCGACTTACACAGTCACCGATGATCGGATTGAGCCTTACACATTTACAGCTGCAACAAATGCGGCGAATCGTGATTATCCGTTGCCATTTATTCCAGCGGCAACAGCAACATTGAGCGGTGGATCAGCGGCAGCTTTGTACGCGAACACACCGCCAATTGAAAACGCAATTTTGGTTGTGGCGGTCGAAATTTTCCAGAGCATTACAGCTCCCGGCAACCAAATCATGTCAGACAATTTTCAGCCGGCACCATTCATTTTGGGCCGCAGCTTGAGCAATAGAGTCATCGGCCTTTTAGGCCCATTTCTTGATGTCGAAACGATGTGCCAATGAGCATTGAATCAGCAATCCGCACACCATTGAAAACAGCACTTTCATCGATTGCTGCCAATGTGTACAACGGCATCCCAGAGACAATGACATCACCAAGCATTTGCTTGATCCCGGATGCGCCATATCTCGAAAGCGTTTTGATTGGAAAAAACACCACCAAAGTCAAAGTCAATCTGACAGTGACCGGTGTCGTGGGATATGCCAACAATGCCGCAGCTTTAGACAATCTCGAAACATTGATGATTTCAATCATTGCAGCAATGCCAAATGGTTACGAAGTCGGAAATGTAAATCAACCTCAGCCTTTGGAGGTCGGTGCCGGTAAGTACCTCACGGCCGATCTTCAAGTATCCACATACTACAACCAATAGGAGAAAACATGCCAACCACGATCATCACCGGCAGAAATGTGAGCTTCAGCATCGATGGGGATACTTTTGATGCACAAGCAACATCTGCAATCCTTACAGTCGATTCAACGATCAACACATATCAGACATTAGACGGCAAGGCGTACTACACAACCGATACTCAAGGCTCATTTGCTGTTGAAATGCTTGCCGATTGGGGCGTAGCTTCATCATTGTGCGAAATGCTTTGGAATCAAGCTGAGAACTCACCAAATACGCCTTTGGCGGTAATTATGGAGACTGAGCCGGGCACAACTTTCAATTTCACTGTGCAACCAATTTTTCCATCAGCTGGCGGCACAGCACCGGATGCACAGACTGTCTCAATGACATTCACCTGTGTGACCACACCTACATTGTCATAACGAAAGGAAATCGGGAGCATGAAACTACCAATCACAATTGAATTCGCTACCGGGGAGAGCGCGACATACACCGCGCTCCCACCGGAGTGGATGAAATGGGAAAACAAAACCGGAAACACAATTCAGCAAGTGTCTGAGAGATTGGGCATCGCTGATTTGATGTTTTTGGCATATCACGCAATGAAGCGCGAGGCAGCTGGCAAAACTGTCAAGCCTTTTGAAGTGTGGTGCGAAACTGTGACAAATATTGGTATGGGGGAAACCGAAAACCCAAAAGCTACAAATCCGGATCAATAAACCGGATTCTTTGGGAATTGGCTATCCATACAGGATTGTCTCGATCAGAGTTTCAAACCGCTGAGGATGTTTTAACCGCTTTCGAGATACTGAGGACAAAAAATGGCAGCTGATCCAATCACTTATGACAAGAGTGATTTGCGCGGCATCATTCGAGCTTTCAAAGCTATGGATGAAACGGCTGTGTCCGAAGCCAAAGCTGTGTCAAATGGGTTGGCCACTTATGTGCAATCCAAAATCATTGCTGCCGCAGCCGGCCGACCAAATCGGGCAGCAAACAAAATTGCTCAAGGATCGCGCGTAAGCAAGTCATCCAAAGTCGGTGAGATTTCATTTGGCTTTGTATCTCAAAAGTTTAGTGGTGGCGGATCAACTCAACAGCTTTGGGGCGGCTACGAATTCGGATCACAAAAATTTAAGCAATTTCCAATTTGGTCAGGTCGTGGGCCTCGCGGTGGATCGGCCGGATATTTTATATATCCAACCTTGCGTGCCGAGCAACCACATATCATCTCTCAATGGGAAAATGCTTTCTCTAAGATTTTGAAGGAGTGGTGATGGCCGGTCAATCAAGAACACTCAAGCTTTCGATTCTTGCCGATGTTGATGAACTCAAAAAGAGTCTGAATGTCGGCTCAAAGGATGTCGATGGATTTGCCGGCAAAATTGGTGATTTTAGCAAAAAGGCAGCCGTTGCTTTTGCGGCCGCAGCTGCCGCCGCCGGTGCCATGGCCGTCAAAATCGGTGTGGATGCTGTTAAGGCTGCCAGCGATCTAGGCGAAACAATCTCCAAAGTCAATGTTTTATTTGGTGACACAGCAAAAGACATTGAAGCATTTGCCGATGGCGCAGCAAAATCACTAGGACAAACTAGACAACAGGCATTAAACGCGGCTGCCACTTTTGCCACATTTGGAAAATCTGCGGGGTTAAGCGGCAAGGAATTGGCCACATTCTCAACAGACTTTGTGAAATTGGCTTCGGATTTAGCCTCTTTCAATAACACATCACCGGAGCAAGCGATCAACGCGATTGGATCGGCATTGCGTGGCGAGGCCGAGCCGCTGAGACAATATGGCGTTTTGCTTGATGATGCATCGATGCGACAAGCTGCATTGGAGCTCGGCATTGTTAGCACGACAAAAAATGCGCTGACACCACAACAAAAGGTGCTCGCAGCTCAAGCTTTGATTTATCAACAGACAAGCGCAGCTCAAGGCGATTTTGAGCGCACAAGCGATGGTCTAGCCAATAAGACACGAATTCTCACAGCACAATTGGAAAATGCCAAAGTGACTATTGGCGAGGCACTTTTGCCGATTGTTTTGGAATTGGCCACATTGTTTTCGGACAAAGTCATCCCAATTATTGAAAAAGTTGCCGGCGCATTTGGATCGAAAAAAGATGGCTTAGATGGCACTTTGACCACATTGGCCGATGGCATCAAAGGTTTTGTGCAACCAATTTTTGAAGGTTTAAGATCGGCTTTTGAAAAAATCAAAAACACGATCATTGAGAACAAAGATGAGTTTCAAGCTTTCTTTGATGTTGTCAAAGCGGCTGCACCAATCATTGGAAATGTGATCGGCAAGGTTTTTAGTGTCATTGGTGATCTTGCAAGCGTAGTGCTCAACATCATGGCGAATGTTGTCGGTGCATTGCGTGGATTGGTGAACACCGCTATTGATCTTGTCAATATTGCAATCCGTGGTTTCAATCTCATTAAGCCGGGTGCAGACATTTCACCAATTGGCAAAATCGGATCATCAACCGGGTCAATCTCCACGGGTGGCATATCCGTGCCGGCCGCATCATTGCCGAGTGGATTCAAGCCAGCCGCGCCAACTACAACGACAACGACACCGGCTGCCACGGCATCACCGATTGCCAGCGTTGCCGCAGCTGCCGCAGCTGCCACCAAATCCGCAGCACAAAAGCTCGTTGAAGGCGTTTTCAATCCGGGGTCATTCCGTATGGGTGAGGAGGCCGATCGCGTTTTGCAAGGTTTCAATCCATCATTTGCGCGCACCGGCGAAGAACGGGATCGTGGCACAACAATCAATTTGACTGTGACTGGAGCTTTTGACAGAGAAGGCACAGCACGGACAATTGTGGACACATTGAATAATTCTTTCTATCGCGGCACAGGTGGCGCAACTAACCTGCAAATTGCATGACACTATTCAACCCAATTTGGCGCGTGACCATCGGCGGTGTTCAATATCAAACCGCTGTTTTGGCTAATTTAACGATTACGAGCGGTCGCACAAACATTTATGAGCAAGCACAGGCCGGATATACCAATTTGGAAATCATCAATTTGGATCAATCAAATGTGCCCATCCAAATCAATGATTCGCTGACAATCGAGTTGCAAGATTCGACCGCTACATTTGTGCCAATCTTTGGCGGATCGGTCGTGGAAGTAGGCATTTCGGTTGCCGAAGTTGGAAATGTGGATTACGCGCAGCGAATCAGCATCATCGCTTTAGGTGCATTGGCAAGATTGCCAAAAGCTTTAACCAATGGCGTGCTATCCAAAAAATTCGATGGCGATCAGATTTATGACATTTTATTTCCATTGCTGTATGACACATGGCAAGAGGTGCCACAAGCTTTGGAGTGGGCAACCTATTCGCCAACCGTTACATGGGCAAATGCTCAAAACTCAGGATTGGGCGAAATTGATCGGCCGGGCAATTACGAGCTGGCAGCTAGATCAAGCTCACGCACCGATGTTTATTCATTGGTGGCCGGTCTGGCAACATCCGGATTAGGTTATATATACGAATCGGCCACGGGCCAAATTGGATATGCGGACAGTACTCACCGAACCTCTTACCTTGCCGCCAATGGTTATATTGAGCTGACAGCCAACCACGCGATTGGCACAGGCTTGAGCATCCAGCAACGCGCCGGCGATGTTCGCAACTCGATTACGCTGCAATATGGTGCCACATCGTCATCGGAAAAATCAGCCATTGATGCGACATCGATTGGCCTATATGGTCAATTAGCCCAAATCATCCGCACCACATTGCACAACGCCGCAGATGCCGAGGATCAGGCCAATTTCTATTTAAGCCTAAGAGCCTACCCACAATTCAATTTCAACAACATCACATTTGAGCTTACCAATCCAGAGCTCGATGATGTTGATCGAGATGCTTTGATCAATGTTTTCATGGGTATGCCGGTTGAAATTTCTGATCTGCCACTCAATATGAGTGCCGGCGATTATTTGGGTTTCGTTGAAGGCTGGACATTCTCGGCCCGATACAATGAGGTCAGCGTTTCAATGATTTTGTCACCAATTGCGTTTTCATTGCAAGCCATGAAATGGAGCGATGTACCGGTGGTCGAAAGATGGAACACAATCAATCCAACTCTGGATTGGGCAAATGCCACTATCGTGGCGTAAGGAGAAAACATGAGCAATCCCACAAGTAACTACAATTTCCAAATGCCGACCAACACAGATTTGGTCACGGATTTGCCCGCTGATTTTGAGGTCTTTGGTCAAGCTGTTGATACTCAAATGAAAACCAATGCCGATGCGGCAACACAAAAAGCAACATTAACAACTAAAGGTGACATTTACGCCGCTACAGGTGGATCAACACCGGCGCGGCTCGCGGTTGGCGCAAATGACACCGTGCTCACAGCTGATTCAACCGCTGCAACGGGCTTAAAATGGGCAGTACTACCAGGTGGTGGTGGTATGACTTTACTTTCCACTACAACATTGACAGGTGCTAACAATTTTACAATTTCAAGCATTCCTTCAACTTATACAGATTTACATATTCGCATTTTAGGTGCAATTACTGGCACCGAAACAAACAAAACTTCGATCAGACTAACTTCTAGCGATGGCGATAACAGTTCAATTACCCGTTATAACGCAGGTGCGGGATCTTTTAATCCGGGCGAAGCAATTTGTTTAGATAGCGATGTTTTATACACACAAAACACAGGATTTTCGCATAGTTACGCAATCGGTGTTTTCAATTATGCAAGCACCGCAGGCAACAAAGTCGTGGAATTTACCTCTTTATTTAACAACGGCGGCAATTTCGTTATTGGTATGGGCGCAGCGGCACTTACAAACACGGCGGCAATATCTTCATTTAATTTTAGAAATTGGGCCGGCGCAAATTACACAGGTGGAACGATGCTAGTTTATGGAGTAAAATAATGACCAAGTTATATAAAGTTATCCAAAATGCAACAACAGGCGAAATCGAAAGATTAGAATTGAATGAAGCCGAATTGGCACAATTAGAAGCCGACAAAGCACAACTCCAAATTGAATTAGAAGCCCAAACACAAAAGGCAGCTGATAAAGCAGCTCTTTTGGCAAAACTGGGCATTACCGAAGACGAAGCGAAGCTTTTGCTCTCATGACATTTCCACAAGGCACATTGCCGCGTTTGATTCAGGTTGCGCTCGCTGAGGTGGGCACAGCTGAAACCGGCAACAATGAAACAAAATACGGCAAATTTATGAAAGCCGATAAATTGCCATGGTGCGGAAGTTTTTTGAATTGGTGTTCGGCAGAGGCTGGGGTCAAAGTGCCAAATGTTGTCAGCACACGAGCTGGAGCCGAGGCATTTAAGAAAGCTAAGCAATGGCACACAACGCCAAAGATTGGGGATTTTGTTTTCTTTGATTTTATCGTTGATGACAAAACCACGATCAATCATATTGGCTTGGTAATCCGTGCATCGGAAAAACAGATTGTGACAATCGAAGGCAATACATCCGGCGGTGGCGATCAGCGCAATGGTGGCGAAGTCATGGTCAAATCAAGAGCTTTGGGAGCACGCTCATTTGTTGTCGGTTACGGCCGGCCAACTTATGAGCCATTTTCCGGTGATTTACCGGATCGACCAAAA